AGATTTCACCAACTTTCAATAAAAGGCTTTGCCCGTCCTTTTCCCTCGCGCCGACCCGGTTTATTTTGCCGGTTAATTCGTTCATCCCGTTTCCTTCAAGTTGTTGTTTGTTTCGATGGGTGTATATTATCTAATAGATAATCTTAGGTCAATAAGTTAGATAAGTTTTTTAGATAATTTTTATTATCTATTTGAATTTGAAAAGAATTAAATTCTTCTGTTTGCTCGTATCTTTTAGGCAACAAAAAAACCGCCCGATATTTCGGGCGGCGTATTAAAATCAGATGAAATTAAGGAGGCTTATTATGGAAATGCAATTGGACAAACAGACATTGACAGTGGTTGTCAGAAACAGCGAGCCGGTGGAATTGTCGGTATTTGCGCAGTCTATGATGAGCCTTGCCGATGATTACGAATCCATGTGCGGCAGCGCGGGCAGTCATGCGCGGCTGTATATTAAGGAAATCAGGCAGGGCAGCATTATTGCCGAGCTTGCACCCCTCTTGCCTTTGGCGGGTACGCTTTTTGAAGGCGCGGGGCAGATATTGGCGTACGCCAAGAATTTTATTGAGATTACCGATTGGCTGATGGGTAAAGGCAAAGAACCCGCAGGGGTAACGGACAGCCAAATCCGCAATATTGCAAATATCATGCAGCCTGCCGCATCGGATAAAAACGGGTCGATTGAAATCAACGTGAACGACAACAACGGCTCCGTCGTCAATAATATTACCTACAACTATTTCGCGGCAAACACGGTACAAAATCAGGCAAGGCGGATACTGGGCGAACGGGCGGAAGCGTCCGAATCAGGGGATTACGGGCAGATGGTGATGTATTTCGTACAAGCCGCGCCGACAAAGGAAACCAATCAGGCGGTTATTGAAGGGATATACAGCCGTCCGGTCAAAATCCTGATTCCCGAACACATCAAGCGCGAAATGTTTGCAGAGCCTTATCCATTTGAAAAATATTATATTGTTGACGTAAGCGTACAGACGGCGCGCGGCAAGCCCAGGCTCTACAAAGTTACCGGGTATCACGGGGTAGTCGACGGGGACGATTGAAAACCGCCTTTTCGGGCGGCTTTGTCGGTTTTGTGTTGTTTTCAGGTTCGGCGGGGCGTGAAAAAAGCCCGCGTGTGCGGGCGGGTTGAACGGGCTGGCTATGCCTGATTCATGGTGAGCAGGGCGGCTTTGGCTAAAAAACCGCTACGGGTTTCATGATTTGCGGATGTATATTCATCCACTCTATCAAGAAGGTATTGCGGCCAGCTGACGTTGAATCGGATTTGCTGCCGACTGATTTTTGCAGGGTCGATTTCAATCATTACCCATGTTGCCCCATGATAATCAGGTTCTTGGCTCAAATCGGCAATGCTGCTTACGGCAAGGTTTTTGAACCCTCCGTCCTCAATCATACCGTCAATATGCATATAGGCGGCAGAACGGGCGTTGGCGACGGCTTCTTCAACGGTGTCGCCGCAAGAGAAACAGCCGGGAAGGTCGGGGATGGTTACGCCATATGCCGAATGTTCGTCTTTGTGCAGGGCGGCAGGGATAAACATTTGATTTCCTTTAATTATGTTGTTCAGGTTTATGGGCGCGTGAGATAACCCGTCGATTGTTTGATTAGAAGGGGGGCGGCGGGAAACCCCGCTGCCTGCCGTTACTTCAAACCGGCTTGCTTATAGATATTTTTTACAGTACCTGTCGGCAAGTCTTTTTTCGGGTGCGGCACGGTTACACGGCCTTTTTTTGTTGGGTGCTTATATTGCGAATGGCTCCCGGATTGTGCAACTTTATACCAACCGTCTTGTTTGAGTAGGGCAATAACGTCTAGGCTATTCAATTATCACTCCTAATCTTAATGCATGGCACGCCTGCCAATGTGCGTAATAATACACACTAATTTTTATTTTGTCAATTTTTATGTGTATTTGTGTGTAAAAATATCTTTCGGCAGTAGTTGCAGGGAAGGGTGTAAAAAGCCCGCATAACGCGGGCGGTCTTGAGGGCTGTCAGCCGCAGGCAAAGTTTCTGATGATTTTGCCTTCGCTTCGGTTATCGGCAAGCCGTATGCCCTGTTCCTCCAGGTCGCCCAATACGTCAAGCAATGCCTTTTCTTGTGCCTTGTCGGGACGCTCCGGCGGTTCGTAGGCAAACAATATTTCAGAGCGGTCGATGTATCCGCCGCGCCGCAACCGTTTTATGCCGGCAATCCACTTATCAGACTTGTAATAGATGTCGGCAGGGTCTTTCTGTCCGAAATAGATAGGCTTGATGATTTTCCGTATTTCGCCGTTTTCCGCCTTTTGCACCAAGGGGATGGAGGCGTGAAAGCCTGACGGGTCGCCGATTGTGCTTTCTTTGAAGGGGTATGCCGTCTGAAGCGGCTTTAACATTGCCTGTATTTGTCGGGTAAGTTCTGCTTCGGGTTGGCTTTTAGCAAAGCTGCGGGCGACAAAATAATCAAACAGGCGGTTCAGTTCCTGCCCCCTGTCGGGGGCGAGGGTTACGCCCGGTTGGGCGGCCATAATCAGGGCTTCGCGCGGGCGGGTCAAATGGTCGAGCATGGCGCGTATCTGATCGGGCGCGGAGTATGCCGCCAATTTCCCAATCCGCTGTAATTCTTCTGCAAAGGCACGGGTCGCCGCTTTATAGACGGACGAATCGAAGCGGCGGAAAAAACGGCTCAATCTGCTGTAACGCTGTTCGATTTTAAAGTCGAAGTAGCCGCTTTTGGGATGGGTTATGATGATGCCGATGTTGGCAAATTCGCGCGTTTGGACATAGGGCATAAACCGTATGACGGCAAAACGCATGGCATATTGGTTCATGAGATGCTCCAAAGTGTTCCGTTATCAATGCGGCGGACGGTTTCGTCGGTGCGGCTGCGGTTATAGGCGGCGGGCAGGTCGCGCTCTTCGTTTGCCCATGCCCACTCCGGCGGCAGATTATCACACGCTTTTCTGTAGGCTGGCAATGCGCTTTTCAGCCATAATTCCATCTCTTCCCGAAGCACCCAATCTTCCAAAATCTGTCTAAATGCCGATGAGAAAATATGATTTTGCAGAAAGTTATTTGGATTGAAGCCGGTGTCGAAGGCGCAGTTATGATCAATAACAATCAAGGAATTGTTGCAATTTCTATACAAAAGGTTAGGGTTGCCGATTGTTCTGTCTTCATTACGGACAAACCAATCGAAAGCGGCGATTTGCCGCTGCATGACTGTATCGATTCGCGGGATGTCCGCAGGCTCCAGTAACGCACAGCCTTTTTGCGCCAGTGAGCCGAAACAGATGCCTTTGCCGATTTCTTTCATCTTTGTGGGCAATTCTTCGTACAGCTCTTCTCCGACTTCCAACAGCTCAAACGGAGCAACGGGCAAGCCCAAAGCCTGCGCCATGTTTCCGCCTATCCATTCGTTTATTTGGCTTGCACGGGTGGCGTGCAGCCCTTTAACGAAATATTCCAGACCATTCTCCGCCATACAGATGAACGGCGAGGTAACACCTTGCTCCGCACGATCCATTATTGTCTGTATCTGCAACATTTCTTTTCTTTATCCTATGTTTCAACACACAGGACGACACATAAAGCACCGCCCTATGTGTTGCCCTGATTCGGAAGGGGTTACGCCCCTCCCAAACAGAGTCTGATCCTGCCGCCCTAAAGGGCGGGGTTTCAACCGAAAAGGAAATACGATGAAATTTACACTTTGTGTAAATCTGTAAATCCGACTTTTTGAGATTTCCCCCTAGAGGAATTTGTCAATCCAGCACGCTCCACCAAAATACCCTACCAATAACGGTCAGGCTGTCTAAAGAGGCGGTTTCGTCTTTGTATTCCGGGTTGTAACTCTTGATACGGACTTGATTATCAGGCAGCTTTTGCAAGATTTTTGTACGTAACAGCCCACTGTGGTTGATGGCATAGATTTTGCCGTCTTTAATCATTTTATCGGCAGTATTAATACCCAGTGTAGCCCCGTCGGGGAATACCGGCTCCATACTGTCTCCGTCGGCAGATACGCAGACAACATCGTCAGGGCTTATGCCGTGCCGTCTTAAGGTTGATTTTGAGAAACGCAGTTTATAGCCGTTGTAGTCTTCAATTTCATCTGAAAAGCCGTTACCCGCCGACAAGCAAACGTCTTTATAAAATGGAACTTCGCAATCATCATCGGATAACGGGGTTTTGCTATCCCAAGCGTCAACAGTGCCGATAACGGTGGCGTTTGATTTGATGGAATCAATAGGTATATTCGGCTCGTCTTTTCCATCCACCCATCCGCGCGGTAATCCAAGCGCGGTCTCAATTTGGGCGGCTACGCCGTCCCCTATATTTCTGTATCCGTTAAGCCATTGATTTATCTGTGCAGGAGCTTTGTTAATTGCCCGAGAAAACTCAGCTTGATTGCCGTTAAACCTGTCGGCTATCAGATTTTTAATTCTATCTACCCGGTTCATTTCATCACCCCTTCAAATAGATATAAATATAAGGCATAGCTACTGCGCGAGCTTCAGGGAAATCACGCCGTAGTATCTGCCGATGATGCGGAAGCGGTCGTTTTCGTCGATGGGGAAGCTTTGGTACAGCGGGTTGTCGGAGAGGGCGAGCAGGCCGGCGGGGGTTTTTTGCAGGCGTTTGGTGTAGAGGCCTCCGGCGTAGGCGAAGAAGTAGATGCCGTCGCCTGCGAAGGTGTCGGCTTTGGTGTCGATAAGGACGGCGGATGTTTCGGGGATGGTGGGCTCCATGCTGTCGCCGCGCGTGCCGACGATTTTGAGGCCGGAGGTGTCGCGGCCGGAGAAGAGGCGGCGCACGGCGTCGAGGGGAAATTCCACGCTGCTGATGGGGGACGGCCAGTCGTCGGCTTCGATGCCGCCGCCGCACGCGCCCGCCATGTCGAGATGGTCTATGCGGATGGTTTCGGTGTCTTCGGGAGGGAGCGGCAGGGTTTCTCCGTGATTCATATCCAACCAGCCCTCCGCCTTGTTCATGGCTGACTCTAATTTTCTCGCCATTGCCCCGCCTATGTTTTTCGGCTTCCCGTTTTGTATCGCTGTCTGATTGATGATTTGATACAGATAGCTAGGTTGGGCATATCCCGCACGTTTTGCCAATTCGGCAACGCTTCCGGCTTCCTCTACTAAATTTTTCATATTCTGCAAACGGATTTCTGCAAGAAAATTCATGTTTCAACTCCTATTGTTATCGACGAGATAACAATATAACCAAAAATTCTCTGTTCACAAAGTTGTCAAAAGATAACATAATAGATACAATGCAATTATCTAACGGATAATTAAGCGTTTGTATGAATCTGAACTCTTATCTAAACAGCAAGCCTCGGGGCGAGATGACGCGCCTTGCTGCTGCAATCAATGAAAAATTATCGAATTTATCCAGTATGAGACACGGAAAGAAGACTGTGCCTCCGTACAAGTGCCGCCGAATTGTCGAAGCTACAAACGGGGAAGTTACACTTAAAGACCTGCGCCCGGACGACTGGCACGAAATTTGGCCTGAGTTGAAGGAGGATTGAGATGGAGATTGTGCCGGTGAAGTGGGAGGACGCTTTCGGTTGTCCCGAAGGCTGGCAGATGCTGGACGGGGTGGGGCGGGAAACCAGCCTTGTGCAGTCGGTCGGCTTTGTCGCGGCGGAAACGGAAACGACGCTGACGATTGTGCCGCATGTCGGCGGCCTGAATCGCGAAAGAGGTCGGCTGCTCGAAAGAGTTTATTAATAAAATCGGTAACGGCGAGCGAAAAAACCCACGTTATCAAATTGTTGATTCTTTAAGGAGTTTATACAGGAAGAATCAAAACCAACCCAAATAAAAAGCCCGTCGGGGATGACGGGCAGCCGGTTACGCATTACTCGATTGTTGAAAACGGGGTGGAAGTGTGGGCGCAAGACCAATGGGAATGGAAGGACGGTAAATGAAATATATTCCAAATTCGTTTCAGATAGCAAACGCGGTAGTGGACGATTTCCTCTGCCGAATGAGCGGCAACGCGTGGAAATGCTACGCCGTCATCGTGCGCAAAACGACCGGCTGGCAAAAGGAAATTGACTACATCTCTGTTTCCCAATTTAAAAACCTGACCGGAATCAAAACAGACGTAACAGTTGCCGACGCGCTGAAAGAGCTTGTGGAATTGAACCTGATTGCCTCCGTCAAACGGCACGGTCAGGTAACCGGCTACCGCATCAATATGCCCGAACCGTCCCCCGAAAATGGGGGTACACCACCCCCGGAAAATGGGGGTACTGCCACCCCCAAAAATTGGGGGTCTACAAAACACACTACAAAACCCACTAATACAAAACACAGTATTAGCGCATCCGCAGCGGCGGACGCGCCCCTTTCTGCCGAACCTCCCGAAACCGCACCGGCGGCGAAGGCGAAAAAAACCGGCAGGCACGAAACCGAGCTTTCGCTGCTTGCCGACTACGGCATCACGGGGCAGGTGGCGGCGGACTTCCTGCAAGTCCGCAAGGCAAAACGGCAGCCGCTGACGGAAACGGCAATGCGCCTGATTGCCGCCGATGCGGAGAAATGCGGGATGACGGCGCTGCAGGCGGCGGAGTACGCCATCGCCAGCGGCTGGGGCAGCTTCCGCGCCGACTGGCTGCAAAACAAAACTTTCGGCAGGTCCGGAAACCGCGGCGGCCCGACGCACAACCAAACCGCCGCCGTGCCGGATGCGGGAAGCTACGGCGATATGCCGACGACGGATTTTTGAGGGGGGGGTTCGGATATGGCTTTGAGGAACGCGTCTGATTTCTTGGGGGCTTACGGCGGCGGCGTGCGGGTCGAGCGGAGGCAATGCGCGGAACACGGCGGATACGCGGCGAAAAGCGTTTTGCGCGGCGTGTGGACGGGCTGCCCGGCCTGCCGGAAGCTGGAGGCGGCGGACGAAATGGCGGCATACGCGGAAACGCTGCGCCGCGGGGCGATGCGCGACGCGCTGGAAAAACGCATCGGGCGTTCGGGCATCGCCCCGCGGTTCAGAAACTGCCGGATTGAAAACTACGCCGTCAGCGATTCGATCCCGGGGATGGCCAGGGCGAAGGCGGCCGCCGCCGAGTATGCGGCAAACTTCGCCGATGTGTTGCAGACGGGGCGGAGCATGATTTTTTCGGGCAGGAGGGGCACGGGCAAAAACCACCTTGCCTGCGGCATCGCCCGCGAAGTCATCGCCGCCGGCAAAAGCGCGCTGGTCATCACGGTGGGCGATATGCTGCGGACGGTCAAGGACAGTTTCGGCGGCGGCGGCGGCGAGGCGGGGGCGGTCGGGGTTTTCGTGAAGCCCGATTTGCTGGTGCTGGACGAGTTCGGCGCGGGCAGTCTGTCGGAAACGGACGGGCGGATTTTGTTTTCCGTCGTCAACGCCCGGTACGAGCGGCTGATGCCGATGCTGGTGCTGACCAACCTGACGGCGGAAGCCTTCCGCGAAAACACCGACGCGCGGATCAGGGACAGGCTGCGGGACGGCGGCGGCAAGCTGATTCCGTTCGACTGGGAGAGCTACCGTGCGTGAAACCTGTTTCTATTGCAACCATGCCGACTTCAAAACCAACACCGGCACGCCGGTGCGCGGTTTTGCGAAATGCGCGAAGGCGCGGAATGCGGAGGAAAAAGCGACGTACTACCCGCGAACCAATCCGTGCGCCGCCGGGGCGTTTCAGACGGCATCGGGGGCGGCAGTCGCAAAAAGGACGGCGGTGCTTGGGGAATATCCCCCCGCAATGCGCCGAATTTGAGCGGGAAGGCGGGTAAAACGCTTTGGGAATATCCCAGCCTACCCGAGATTTAAAAAACGCGTTAAAACGCAAATTTGAAAGGAAATACGGAATGACGGTGCAAAACACGCAAACCGAAACCGTCCGGACGGAAGCCGCGCCGCAACAAGGCGGCAATACCAACCCGGGCTATTACAAAAACCGCGCCTTCGAGTGCGTCGGGTTTGCGCAATACCTCAACTTCAACCTCGGCAACGCCTTCAAATACATCTGGCGGCACAAGGAAAAAGGCGGGCGCGAAGACTTGGAAAAAGCCCTGCGGTACTTGGAACGCCAACGCGCCGACGCGCCGAAGTTCAAGAAACTCAAATGCCGCCGCTATGAAAAAATGTACGCCGGTCTGAAAGATTGCGGGTTCGACGGCGGCACGGAGGCCGCGCTGCTTGCCGTCATCTCCGCCGCTTATTACATCCGCGACGGCGAAGACAATTTTGCGTGGGCGGCCGCCTGTGTCGAAGATTTGTTGGAAAAAATGCCGCCTGAAGCGGGGCGGGCCCCGCACCCTGAAAGCCCGATGCCGCCTGAAACGGCGGGCGGAGGCATTTGACCCGCCAACCCGACCGCCGTGATTCCCGCGAAAGCGGGAATCCGGAATCCCGGACTTTCAGATAATCTTTGAATATTGCTGTTGTTCCAAGGTCCGGATTCCCGCCTGCGAGGGAATGACGGAGGCGGCGGGAATCCGACCCCGACCCATAAAACCGACCGAAAGGAAATAAAACAATGGATACCCTGTTAAGCATCATCACCGCGCTGTCGTTTGCCGGGGCGGCGACGTTGGCGGTATGGCTTTTGGTGGAAGCCTCCGACGCGGTTTTGCGCCGCAAGCGCGACGGCAAAGGCGAAGACGACTTCGACGGCTTCGGATATTAAACACATAAAAACAAAAGGAAAAATCAAAATGGCGGAAGAAATGCGCACCTGCAAGGCCTGCGGCGGGACCAAGCCGTTGGAGAAAGGGTTTAATGCCGTCCCGCGCAAGGAAGGGGGGGTCTATTATTACAAATCGTGCAAAACCTGCCGCAACAAGGCAGTCCGGCAAAAGCGCGCGGAAAAACGCGCGGCGGCGGGAGCCGGCGCGATGACGGCGGCAAGGCTGCACGGATACATCCGCGCCGCGCACGCCGCCTGCCCGATATTGGGCGCCGGCCTGTGGACGCAACCGGCAGGGGAATGCGCGTGATACGCCTTATCCTGCCTTACCCCGTATCGGCAAACCGATATTGGCGGATTTGGCGCAACAGGGCGGTCAGGAGCGCGGAGGCGGCGGCGTATAGGGAAACCGTCCGCCGTATCGCGCAAGGGGCGGGCGCGATGCCGTCCGAAGGCGCGGTTGCCGTATATGTGCGGCTGATACCCAAAGCGAACAAAGACGGCGGCGCAAACAAGACGGTGATCGATTTGGACAACGCCCTGAAAGTTACGCTGGACGCGCTTCAAGGCGTTGCCTATCACAACGACAGGCAGGTGCGGCGCATTGCCGCCGATTACGCCGACGAGCCGGTCGCAGGCGGCGGTTTGGCGGTGGAGGTGGGGGAGTTGGATGAAAAGTAAAACCGAAGCGGAAAAATCACATCTGCAAAAAGTGGCGGATATAGGTTGTATTGTTTGCCGCAATTGCGGGCGGTTCGGCGTTCCTGCCGAGGTCCGCCATATCCGAAACGGTGCAGGCGCGGGCTGCGGTAGAATTTGGAATCATTTGGGAGTTTTGATGTATAGAACCGCTTGGCGGATTGTGCGGAAGGGGAACTTCAGACGGCCTTCGCGGAAGGTGTAATGCGGACTTTGGTTTTGTTGCATGAAAAAGGGTTAATCAAGCTATGAATCAGCAAGAATTTGAATTTATGAACGACTTGGCGCGTGCTTTTGAGCGTCGTTACCGTGATACGCGCAGCCTAAATAGATGTTTGAGTATCGAAGGCCGTTATATGGGGGAGGAAGCTTGCCCGCATAAGCCTGAAATCGGCTTGAGATACGGCGAAGATGCCATGTTTCTTACTTTACAGGCATGGGCGAAGGTGGATGCGCCGCAACAAGAGGCCGTCCGTATTTCGTTCGGCATCGGTGCGAAGTCGCAGGCAGCCTACGAGGAACGTTTGCAGGCTGAAATCAGGCGGCGCGGCGAGGGGCCCCTGCATTTGCAGACGGATTTGGGCTTGGCCGCGTGGTATAGGGCGATACGGCAGGCGGCAGGGAATGATTTTGATTTGCTGTTTGAGAAGGTTTGATTTTCTTTTCGGTTGCGCTATGATTGCGAAAATTAACACTTCTTAATGGGGTGGGAATTTGCCCAATCAAATTTAACCAAGGAGATTAACATGAATGCGGCGGCTGTAAGTGCGGTATTTAAAGAACGGATTGCTTCCCATGCGGAACATGTCAAGAAGGTTGCACATATCTGTACTACCGAGGAGACGACAAAACAGGCTTTGATTTTGCCTTTATTGGATATTCTAGGTTTTTCGGCATTCGATCCGAATAAGGTTCGGGCGGAATACCAGGCGGATTTCCCAGGTGCAAAATCAGGGGAGCGGGTCGATTACGCATTGTTTTGCAACGGCGCACCGGTTATGTTTATCGAAGCAAAATCATATATTGAAAATTTGTCCAATCATTGTCCGCAGTTGTCGCGTTACTTCAATGCCACGCCTGAAATAGCCATTTGCGCGATTACCAACGGCCGGGAATGGCGATTTTTTACCGATTTGTCCAACAAGAATATTATGGATTCGGAGCCGTTTTTGACCGTTGATGTTACGATGTTGAATGAAAATGATATGGCGCAACTGTATCAGTTCAGGCACGACAAGTTTCAACCTGATGCATTGCGAAGCCTTGCGGAAGAAAGCATATACCTGACGGCATTTACAGAATCAATTACAGAAAGCTTGAAAGAGGTGGATTTGGATTTCGTCCGTTATGTGGCGGGAAGGGCGAATATTCAACGGCAGTTTACCCAACGATATTTGGAAAGCATCCGTCATATCGTCAAACAGGCTGTTCAAAATACGGTTAGTTCAATGGTTGTATCGGGACTGAGTGCGCCGAAAGTGCAGGAGGAGGCCGCCCCTGTTGAGAAGGAGCAGGAAGACCCGACCGCGCCGATTATCGACCCCGAAAACAATAAAATCGTTACCACTTATTCAGAAAGAAGGTTGTTTGATTTGGTTAAATCAATTCTTCCTGATGATGCGAGTATTGAGGCGAAGGATACGGAAAGCTATTTCGGCGTATTGGTTGATGGTAAAAGTAACAGGTGGATATTACGGTATTTTGACAACAAACAAAGGCCGTCTGTAATCTTCCCTATCGAATTGGAAGAGTCGGATATTTCGAATATCGAACGATGCGGACTTGAGGTGTCAGGCAATCAAGTTATTATTGATACGCCTGAAAACCTGCTTCGCGTTGTTTGGTTGGTTATTGATTCTTACCGATTCTGTTGTGATGACGAGAATTTTAAACGCAAACCCAAATAAGGTAACAAAACCCCTTGCATGTGCAGGGGGGTTTGTTTTATATTCCCACTCACGAGGTGTCGTAACCTCTTCTACAACGGCAATCACTCCGTCAATGTGATTTTTTCATGTCTAAAGTTTCCTTGTTTGGTTGTTTGTTTCGATAGCGCAACCGAAGTTTCTTATGGACGCGTGGGCGACGAATACAATACCCGTAAGGGGAATAAGTCCGCCCATCTAGTGAGGGTTCTTAACCACGCGTCCGCCCTAACGGGCATTAAGAAAACTCACTAGGAAACTTCATTATGAACGTAATTCAATCATTTAATTTCAATACTACTTCTCCCGTTCGTGCCTTTGAAAAAGACGGCTTGACTTGGTTTGTTGCCGCCGATGTATGTAAGGCTTTAGAAATCCAGAACCCAACGCAAGCACTTGAAAAATTAGATGATGACGAGCGGTCTATGTTTAACATAGGGCGGTCTGAAATTCACGGAGGCGGCGGTAACGTGAACATCATCAACGAAAGCGGTTTATATATTTTGATTCTTCGCAGCCGTAAAGCAATGGAACAAGGCTCAACCGCTTGGAAATTCCGCAAATGGGTAACATCCGAAGTCCTGCCCACCATCCGCAAAACAGGCGGCTACCAAGTCGGACAAAAAACCACCGCCGACGACCGTACCGGATTGCGCCAAGCCGTTGCCGCACTTGTCGGACGCAAAGGCATAGACTACTCCTCCGCGTACAGTATGGTACACCAACGCTTCAACGTCGAATCCGTCGAAGGCATCCCCGCCGGGAAGCTGCCCGAAGCCGTCGCCTACGTCCACGCATTGACACTGCACACGGGCTTGACGGGCGAAGTCCTTGACCGCGAACCGTTACCCGCGCCGCAACCCGCCCTGCCCATAAGCGGCAACGCCCTGTACGACCTCGCCGTCGCCGTCAGCTACGGCGCGCGGGCCATCCAAATGGGCAGAGACGTTTCCCTGCCGCTGAAGCAGCTCGGCTGCAGGCAGGCGGTTACGATGTGGACGGTCTGGGCGGAAACGCGCAGCCGCCTCAAAGCCGCCGCAAACGCCCTCGAAGCCTTAAGCGCACACGCCGACGCGGAACACGCAGAAAAAATCCGCCCGATACTGCCCGAAATCCGCAACCTGTCGGCGGTTTGATGCAGTAGGGAATACAAATGCCGTCTGAATCTTCAGACGGCCTGTTGTTTTTTCCGGCAATAGGTGTATAATTCAAATCGTTACCCTTGCGGGGATTTTCGCACGCCCGAAGGATATGAATTTTTAAGCCCGTACATAACAATGTGCGGGTTTTTGCGTTTTAGGCTGTCCGAATTTGAGCTTCTGCCTGTACAGGTAGCGGCGTTCCGTTTTTCCTATGTGGCGAGTGTGTGTTTGCCGTCTAATTCTGAGAGGGGTCAGAGTTAGACGGTTTCTTTTTTGAGGAGGGTTTATGAGCGGCACGAAACGCAAATTAGGCCGTCCGACAGATTACACGAAAGACATGGCCGATAAGATATGCGAAAAAATCGCAAATGGCAGAAGCCTACGTTCAATATGCGCCGAAGATGGTGTGCCGCCAATGAAAACTATTTACCGTTGGTTGGAAGCTAATGAAGAATTTCGCCACCAATACGCGCGCGCGAGAGAAAAGCAGGCGGACTATTTCGCTGAAGAAATCATCGAGATTGCCGATAGTGCACAAGCAGAGAGCGCGGCGGTTTCAAAGGCGAAATTGCAGATAGATGCCCGAAAGTGGGCGGCTTCCAAGATTGCGCCGAAGAAATACGGCGACAAATCGGAGCTTGACGTTAAATCGGGCGATGGGAGCATGAGGGCGGCTGTACGGCTTGATGCTGAGGAATATCGCAAGATAGCGGAAGATGTTTTGCGTAGGGTTTAGCATAAAACGCTAATCATAAGAGGGGCTGTATGGCCGTTTCTCCAAAGGAAGTTAGAATGAAATGGCACTAGGGCAATTCGACGATGTTGAAACATCAGTAATTCGCAGTTTAAGTTCTGCAAGCCTGTATATGTTCACGCGCCGGATGTTTTATCAAAGGCGCGGCTATGTTTGGCAGCGGGCGAATCACCATGCGCCAATCTGCAACGCGCTCGAGCGTGTTTTCAACGGCGAAACGAAACGCCTGATTATCAATATTCCGCCGCGATACTCGAAAACGGAAATCGCGGTCGTGAACTTTATCGCGTGGGCGATGGGGCGCGTGCCTGATTGCGAGTTTATCCACGCGAGCTATTCGGCGGCGCTGGCGGTCAATAACTCCGTACAGATTCGGAACTTGGTGCAACACGAAGAGTATCGGGCGATTTTTCCTGATTTGGCACTGGCAGGCGAAAGCGGCCATCACTGGAAAACAACCGCAGGCGGCGTGATGTACGCAACAGGTGCGGGCGGTACGATTACAGGTTTCGGTGCGGGCAGGCATCGGGAGGGATTCGGCGGCTGCATCATCATTGACGACCCGCACAAAGCAGATGAAGCGCGAAGCGAGGTCAGGCGGCAGAACGTCATCGACTGGTTTCAAAACACGGTCGAATCCCGGAAGAACAGCCCTGACACGCCGATTATCCTGATTATGCAACGCCTGCACGAGAAAGACTTGGCGGGCTGGCTGCTTGACGGCGGCAACGGCGAAGAGTGGGAACATTTGTGCCTGCCTGCCATTCAGGAAGACGGCACGGCGTTGTGGCCTGAAAAGCATGATATTGAAACACTGCGCCGAATGGAGCAGGCCGCGCCGTATGTGTTTGCCGGGCAGTATTTGCAACGCCCCGCCCCGCCTGACGGCGGTACGTTCAAGCCTGACAACCTGCAATTTGTCAAGGCGTTGCCTGCCGGGAATATCAGATGGGTACGCGCGTGGGACTTGGCTTCAACCGCAAACGGCGGCGACTACACGGCAGGCGGCAGGCTTGGCGTTACGGAAGACGGGCGGTATATCATCGCCAACGTCGTGCGCGGCCGGTACGGCGCGGACGAGCGGGACAGGATATTACGCAACACGGCGCAAAAAGACGGCGTGAAAACGAAAATATCCATCCCGCAAGACCCCGGTCAGGCAGGCAAATCGCAAACACTATACCTAACCCGCCAGTTGGCGGGTTTTTCCGTATCCGCCGGCCCCGAATCGGGCGACAAGGTTACACGCGCCGGACCGTTCGCGGCACAGGTCAACATCGGCAATGTGATGGTGTTGGATGACGGCACATGGGACACGGACGCGCTGATTGCGGAAATGCGCATGTTCCCGAACGGCCGGCATGACGACCAAATAGACTGTTTGGGCCGTGCGTTTGGCGAGCTGCTGGATACCCGGACGGGCATGATTGATTTCCTGCGATCGCAGGTCGAGGCTGTGAAATGAGTAAAAAGACACCTTTATCGCAAGGCTTTATTGCCCGCGTTGCCGCCGGCGTCCGTTACGCCTTTACCGGCAACGCGGACGGGTGGTTCGACGCGGGCGAGCCTCCGGCCCCTGCCGCGCAGCAGGCAGAGGGGCGGCGGTTTGATTACGAGCCGTTCTACAACGTCGGGCATTCCAAGCCGCGCGAACGTGAAGCGGTAGGCTTTGCGCAATTACGCGCCCTTGCCGACAACTACGATGTATTGCGTTTGGTTATCGAGGCGCGTAAAGACCAAATGGAGTGCCTTAAGTGGACGATTCAGAAGCGCGACGTCGAATCAACCGAAGACGACGAATCGCAACGGAAAGACCGAAAGGTCGATGAAGCCGTTGCGTTCTTCCGGTCGCCCGATAAAGAACATACATGGGCGGACTGGCTGCGCATCTTGCTGGAAGACCTGTTTGTCATTGACGCGCCGTGTATCTACCCGCGCAAAACACTGGGCGGCGGCTTGTACGCCCTCGAAGTGATGGACGGGGCGACGATTAAGCGCGTTTTGGACAATACGGGGCGTATGCCGTTACCGCCCGATACGGCGTATCAGCAAATCCTGCACGGCATGGCGGCGGTCGATTACACGGCTGACGAGTTGATTTACCGTTCGCGGAATAACCGAAGTTACAAGGTTTACGGCTATTCGCCCGTCGAGCAAATCATCATGACCGTGAATATTGCCTTAAAACGGCAGGTTCACGCGCTGGAATACTACACGGCGGGCAGCGTGCCCGATGCTTTAGTCGGCGTGCCTGAAACGTGGTCGGCGGACGACATCAGGCGGTTTCAAGAATACTGGGATTTGCTGCTGTCGGGCGAAACGGCGCAGCGGCGCAAAATGCGTTTCGTGCCGGGCGAGTTGTCCCGAAACTTCCGCGAGACGAAGCAGCCGCCGTTGAAGGACGTTTACGACGAATGGCTGGCGCGTGTCGTCTGCTTTGCGTTTAGTGTCGAGCCTACGCCGTTCGTGGCGCAGGTAAACCGCAGCGTGGCAGAGACGAGCCGCGAGCAGTCGCTTTCAGACGGCATGGGCAGCCTGAAAAACTGGGTAAAAGCCCTGATTGACGACGTGCTTGCCCGTTACATGGATATGGCGGCGTATGAGTTTGTCTGGAAGGGGGAGGAATCGCTCAACCCGAAAGAACAGGCTGAAATCTACGCCATCTACAAAAACGCAGGCATCTTGACCGCCGACGAAATCCGCGCCGAACTGGGCAAGGAGCCGTTACCGGGGCAGGGGCAGCCTGAACCGGATAAGCAAGACGGCCGAAAGCCCGAAGAGCCGCCGAACCAAGGGGCTGAAAAGTTGGGAAAGTCGGAAAGCCCGATGAGCGAAGACGAATCTGCCGCGCTTATTGAGGCTTATTTGCTGACACGCATTGACGGCTTGGCCGAACAAATCGCGGCGCTGATTGAGGGTGCGGCCGTCGATTGGCAGGCCGGGGATTTGGCGGCGGAATTGAGCCGCGCGGCAGGGGTTGTTGCAAACGGCTTGGATTTTGGCGATTGGTCGGGATTGTCCGATGTGGTCGAGCCGATAATCAGGCGTGTTGCGGAAGACGGGGCGGTTGCCGCCTTGTTGCGCGTAATGCCTGAACCTGCCGCCGGTATGGTTACGAACATTCGCAGCCGCGCCGTCAAGTGGGCGCATGAACGCGCCGCCGAAATGGTCGGCATGAAGCGGGCGGGCGGCGGGCTTGTCCGAAATCCTGCCGCCGAGTGGCAAATCACCGAAGGGACGCGCGAAATGATACGCGCCCAAGTAGCCGAAGCCATGCGAAACGGCGACAGTGTGCAGGAATTGGCAGGCCGCCTGAAAGAATCCCATGCTTTCGGCAACGCACGCGCCCGAACCATTGCCCGAACGGAAACGGCGATGGCGGACGGTATGGGCAACCTGATAGGCTGGGAAGGAACGGGGCTGGTTGCCGGCAAGCAGTGGATAACCGCAAAAGACGACAAGGTGTCCGATGTCTGCAATGCCAACGGCGGGATGGGCGTAATCGGTTTGCACGAGCCTTTCTCCCACGGTGCGTTGACGATACCCGGTCATCCGAACTGCCGGTGCGCGGTTGTGCCTGTTTTGGCAGGGGATATGCCTGAATCTTGATTCCTTCGGGTCAGGCGGGTGTGTTTTGCCGCCCCTTCGCGGGGCGGCTTTTTTTTGGAGCAAACCAATGACGAAGTTATACGCGCAAATCGCCAAGACGGAGGCGCAGGACGACGGCACGGTCAAAGTTTGGGGGTATGCCTCGAGCGAAGCGGTCGATTCGGACGGCGAAGTCGTCGCGGCGGAAGCAATGAAGGCGGCGATTCCCGATTATATGAAGTTCGGCGCGGTGCGCGAGATGCACGGCTCAAACGCGGCGGGAACGGCGATTGAAATCAACGTAGAAGACGACGGGCGCACATTTTTCGGGGCGCATATCGTTGACCCTGTTGCCGTGACGAAAGTCAAAACGGGCGTTTACAAGGGCTTTTCCATCGGCGGCAGCGTTACCGCCCGCGATGATTTGAACAAGTCGCAAATCACGGGCTTGAAGCTGACGGAAATCAGCCTTGTCGACCGCCCTGCCAATCCTGACGCGGTGTTTACCTGCTTTAAGGCGGACAAACCGAAAGATGAGGCAGGGGCGGCGGATAAAGACGGCAAGCCGTCTGACAAACCAACCGAAGAGGAAGATGAAAATCCTAAAGACGGCGATAAAGGGCCTAAAACCGAAGATAAAGGCGATAAGGACGCCGGCAAAAAGGACGAAGCCGGAAAATCGGCAAGCGTCGAATTGTCCGAATCTGAAATCGCCGCCTTGAAAGCGGTATTGGCTAAAGCCGACAAGCCGAAAGGCGGGCCGGCCGCCAAATCAATGTACCAAGTCAAATCACCGGCTGATGTATTGATGTCGCTGAAATGGCTGGTTGAGGACGCATCCTACGACAACATCGATGAAGCCGTTACCGCGCAAATCAAAGAATCGGCGGCCGGCCTTGCCGAATCGCTGAAAGCGTTGGCGGCAAGCGAAGCCGATAAGCCGGCCGACGGTTTGGCGGCCAAAGCCGGCAAATCAGGCGATCTTGCCAAAGCGGAATCGGCTGACGAACTGGCAAAGGCACAAGACGCGCTGAAAAAATCGAATGACGCCCTTGCCAAAGCACAGGCGGAAATCGAAAGCCTGAAGAAACAGGCAGTACCGCCGAAAGGCAGTACGAAAGCTATCAGTAAGGCAGAAGATAACGGCGAAGACCCGTTAAAAGGTTTTCAGCCGATTGTAAAGAATGACGGCACGCTGGATGACGTGGCGACACTCATTAAGGCAAAACAAACAGGCCGTCTGTAACACCGCTTACAGGCGGTTTTTTTATTATCAGGAGCGATAAATGAACGTGAACCAACTCACACAAGAAACGATTGAACTGATGAAGTCGGCACAAGCGGGCGGCGGGCCGCCTGACAAAGGTTTTACCCAGCCGGCCGGCTTTACCGCCGGCCTGCAAACCTATGACCTTTCCGCGCCGTCTCAAAAACTCTACCCGGTATTGACCCCGTTGCGCAACCGTATCCCGCGCGTGGGCGGCGGCCGCACCATCGGCTCGAACTGGAAAGCCGTCACGAATATCAACGTCGGCAACCAACGCGCCGGTATCGGCGAAGGCAGGCGCGGCGGCGTCATCAATCACGAAACGGTGGAACGCAACGCGCAATTCCGCGCCATCGGCTTGGAAAACCAAGTAACCTTTGAAGCGGATTACGCCGCGCGCGGTTTCGAGGACGTGAAAGCGTTGGCGGTCGCCCAAACCCTTCAGGCTACTATGGTTGCCGAAGAAATGATTTTGCTGGGCGGCAACACCAGCCTGAAGGCAGGCGTTACACCTACACCGACCGCCGTCGTTTCCGCCGACGCGGCGGGCAAACTCGGCGTCAGCACCTTGTCTGTAATCTGTGTGGCTTTGGGCTTGCAGGCATACTGGGATGTGGCAGGCGCGAACAACGGTGCAACCGGACAAAGCCCGAACATTAAAACTGCCCAAGTCCCTGCCAAAATCACACGCCGAAACGCGGATGGTACAACCGATACGTTCGGCGGCGGTTCCGCCCGAAAATCTGCGGCGGCTTCCGTTTCCGGTATTGAGGCAGGCAAAAAAGTAACCGCCGTGATTCCGGCTGTTCGCGGCGCGGTTGCCTATGCTTGGTACTGGGGTGCGGCCGGTTCTGAAAAACTGGGCGCGGTTACCACTGCCGCCAAAGTGGAAATTTCGGCTGATGCCGAAGGTACCCAGACCGCCGCTTCCCTGCCGTCCGAAGACAATTCCACTTCTATTTTGGAATTTGACGGCCTGTTGACCCAAATCGCCCTGCCTGATTCGGGCGCGTTCTGGTCGGACAACAAAGGCGGCGGCCTGACTTCCGACAACGCGGGCGGCGTGTATGAATTTGAAGAGGCGTTCGCGCATTTCTTTACCCGATACCGCCTGTCCCCCGATACCGTCTACGTCAACGCCCGCGATTTGGCGGCGCTGACCAAGCTGATTATCGGAAACAGCGGCGCGCCGTTGATTAAGTTGAACGTTGACGTGAACAATACGGCGAACATCCGCGCCGGTGTCGTTGTCGGTTCGTATATGAACAAGATCACGGGCGACGACCTGAACATCGTGGTACACCCGAACCTGCCTGCCGGTACTTACCTGTTCTACTCAAGCCGCCTGCCCGCCTACGTTCAGGGCGTCGGCAATCTGCTGCAAGTGCGTACGCGCCAAGAGTATTACCAAATCGAATGGCCGCTGCGCACCCGTATGTACGAATACGGCGTCTATGCGGACGAGGTGCTGCAAGGTATGTTCATGCCTGCCTTCGGTATGATTACCAACGTGGGTTAAGCCGATATGCCGTCTGAAAATCAGACGGCTTTTTCTTTTGGAGATTTTGAGATGACAGTCAAATTAAAAGCGCCCGAAGGGTTTACCGACGTTTCCTTCGGCAGCCAAAGCTACGCGGCAGATGAAAACGGTATCGTGGAAGTGCCGTCGGAGGCGGCGGAATTCCTGTATCAGTTCGGTTTTGGCAACGTTGCCTCCGAGCCTGCCGAAGGGCCTGAAAAAGCCAAGCGCGGGCGTAAACCTAAAACCGGGCAGCCGGCAGGACAATCCGAACCTGCCGAAGCTGCCGAACCTGCCGAAGCAGAAGCCGAACCTGCCGAAGCCGAAAAGGCTGAATAACGATGGCCGCCCCGGTATCGCTTGAGGAGTTCAAGCAGCGTATCGGCGTTGAACATGACCGGCGGGACGATTTCTTCCTCAGCGTCATTGACGGCGTGTCGGCGGCGGCGGAAGCCTATATCGGGCGCAGCCTCCTGGCCGCCGATTATGTCGGGCGGTACGACGGCAACGGCAAAGACCGCATCGTGTTGGACAATTATCCCGTCCTGTCGGTGTCGTCCGTCAAAATCAACGGCGCGGATGCCGGCGGCTGGGAGTTTGACAACTGGCTGCTGATGCGCCCCGAAGGTTTCGCGCGCGGGCTGAAAAATGTCGAGGTATCGTACCGCGCCGGTTATGAGCGCATGCCCGCCGACATACGCGAAGCGGTGATGATTATCGCGGTGCAGCGCGTGAACGAAATCGAGGGCAAGGGCGTACGGAGCAAGACGCTTGCAGGCGAAACCGTCGCTTTTTCTACGTTCGGTAATTCCGGCGGTATGCCGCCGTCGGCGTTTGCGATACTCAATGAGTACAAACGAAAGGGCGTGTGATGCTGAAGATGGAATTTATCGGCGGCGGTATTCTGGCGGCGGTTTTTAAAGCATATGCCGCCGATGTTCAAGATGCGGTCGTCAAATCGGTGGGCAGGTCGGCATTGCGCCTGCAGCGCGAAGTCAAGCAGAACCGGTTATCCGGTCAGGTGTTGAGGGTAAGGACGGGGAACCTGCGACGCTCCGTACACCAGCGCGTGAACGTTTCCGGCAATGTCGTTTCGGGCGAAGTCGATACGAACGTCCGTTACGGCATCGCGCATGAGTATGGTTTCGCGGGCAGTGTCAACGTTAAGGCTTCGCTGCGCCAGGTCAGGCAGGCGTTCGGCAAGCCGCTGAAACCGCCGCGATATGTCCGCGTCCGCGCCCATACCCGTGATGTGAAGTTGCCGGAGCGGTCGTTCCTCCGTTCGGCATTGCGCGATTTGACGCCGAAGTTCGCGGACGACCTGCAAAAATCGATTGGAAAGGTGTTGAAATGAATCGTGAGGCGGTTTATTCCGCGCTTTGGTCGAAACTGGACGCATTGGACGGCTTCGTAACCAAGAGCCGGAAGCTGGTGCACTGGAACGATGTGAAACGCTACGATCAGCCCGCGTTATTTATGGCGCAGGGCGATATGCAGGCGTTGACATTGACGGGGCGGGAGACCAAGTGGATTTTGCGCGCCGATGTTTACCTGTACGTCCAGACGGCGGGCCAACCGCCCGCGCCCGTCATGAATCCGCTGATTGACGCGGTGTGCAATGCCGTGAACGCCGTCCACCCCGTTACGGGCAAGACGGATTTAACGGCGGACGGCGCGGATATCGAGTATTGCCGCGTCGAGGGTACGGTGGAAACCGACGAGGGGACGCTTGGCGAACAGGCGGTTTGTATTATTCCGATTGTGATTTGCGCCGCGTAATGCGGCTTTTTTTGAAAGGGATGTCATGCAGTTGACGTTTGGCAGCGGCGAAGTGTTCGCCCAAATGATTACGGATGCTTACGGCAACCGTGTACAGAACGCAACGCCCGTGCGGATTATGGGCTTGCAGGAAATGTCCGTCGATTTGTCGGCGGAATTGAAAGAGTTCTACGGTCAAAACCGTTATCCTTTGGCTGTGGCGCAAGGCAAGGTCAAGGTGTCGGGCAAAATGAAAGGCGCGTTGATTAACGGCCTGACCCTCAATACCCTGTTTTTCGGTACGGAATATGCAACCGGCACGATGAAGGCGCTTTGGGCGGAAACTACGGGCAAAGTCCTCGATGGCGACAATTATTCTTACCTTCAGGCAGCCGCGCCCGGCGGCGGCAAGTTCGCTGAGGACGCGGGCGTGATGGGCCAGGACGGCACGGCTTATATCAAAGTAGCATCCTCCCCGAAACAAGGCCAATATACGGTTTCGGAATCGGGCGTTTACGCCTTTAACAGCTCGGATAAAGGCAAAACCGTTTATCCGAGCTTTACCTATACGCAAACGATGCCCCCGGCGAAGAAAATCGAGCTGACCAATATGGCGACGGGCAACACGCCGACGTTTAAGATGAGGTACCTGACGCAGTTCAAAGGCAAAAAAGCCCTGTTGGAACTGGAAAGCGTAACCAGCGGCAAATTGGGCTTGTTCTCGACTAAAAACGACGACTTCTCCGTCCCCGAAATCGACTTTACCGCCTCAACCGACGAGGCGGGCTTTAAAATCGGTACGCTGTGGATTCAGGAGTAATGTTTATATGCCGTCTGAAAAGGCGGCTTTTTTATTCAACCAAAGTCAAGGAAATAAAAATGACCGTACGGATTAAAGGCGTAACCGTAGAACTGAACGGCGCGGATTATGTGATTCCGCCTATTGCGCTGGGCGCGTTGGAGCAGTTGCAGGAGCGCATCGGCTCATTTGACGGCAATGCGGCGGATGCCGGACAAATCTCTACCGTTATCGATTGCGCCCACGCCGCCCTGAAGCGCAATTACCCGGATTTAACGCGCGAAGAAGCGGCCGATTTGATCGATATCGGCAACATGAACGAAGTGTTTGCCGCCGTGATGGACGTTTCGGGCTTGAAACGCAGGGAGCAGGAAGCCGCACAAGCGGGGGAGGCCCGGGCGGCGGATTAAGTTTCGGCGCGGTGATTGCCCACGTTTGCGCCTCTACCGGCTGGACGTGGGACTACGTCGCCGACAACTTGGATTTGCCGCGTATCAAACACCTGAACGAGTATTGGCGCGAACATCCGCCCGTGCATATCTTGGCAGCGTCGTATATGGGCGTCAAGCCGTCGTCGGGCAGTGTGCAAAGCGAAGCGGACGAAGCCGAAGCCGTCGGTATGCTTGGCGGCGGCGAACTGTCCGAAGACGAATTTGACGCACTGCTCAAAGCGAAAGGAATCATCTGATGGGCAATGCGGTTTTCCCCGAGTTCCCCGGCTTGAAGTGGGGGCGGAAGAAAACGGCGGTATGGAGTACCGGTACGCAGAAATCGGCAAGCGGCCGTGAGTTCCGAACCGCCTACTACACCTACCCGCAATGGCGGTTTTCGCTGTCGTTCGAGGTATTGCGGACAAAGGCGTCCGTAAACGAGTTGGAAAAACTGGCGGGATTCTTCAACGCGCGCAAAGGCAGCTTTGAAAGTTTCCTTTACGAAGACCCGGCCGACAACGCCGTAACCGACCAGCCTGTCGGAAACACGGTGCAGGGCGTTGCGCGTTATCAGCTTGTCCGTTCGATGGGCGGATTTATCGAGCCTGTGTCGGCGGTCAAGGAACGGCCCGCCGTCAAGGTCGGCGGCACGGCGTTGGCGTACGGGCGCGATTACACCGTTACCGACAAGGGCGTTTTGGTTTTCAACACGCCGCAACCGCCGGGCCGCCCGATCACATGGACGGGCGGCTTTTATTTCCGCGTGAGGTTTACGTCTGACACGGTGGATTTTGAAAACGTTTTGGGCAGCTTGTGGGCGGCCAAAAAGATTGAGTTTACGAGTGTGAAACTATGAAGGCGGCGACAAAAGAACTGATTGATTTGCTGCACGGCGGCGACGAGTTTCAGATGGCGGATTTGTACACCATTACGCTTTCGGGCGACCGGGTGCTGCGGCATACCGGCGCGGATATGCCCGTCGTTTGGGACGGTCAGGCCTACGGGGCGCACGAGCTGGTTATCAAGCGCGGCGCAACCCGTACCGCCGTCGGATTGGAAGTGGATTCCAACACCCTGCAGATTTCAGCCGCGCCCGATTACAGGCTTGAGGGCCTGCAATGGGCGGAGGCCGCCCTGGGCGGCGTATTGGACGGCGCGCGGGTCAGGATAGACCGTGTGTTTTTTGATGCCGGACTGCGCCCCGTCGGTGCGGTGAATATTTTTTCAGGGCGCGTGTCGGACGTATCGGGCGGCAGGTCGTCCGTGAAGGTTGACGTGAAATCCGACATCGAGCTTTTGAACGTTTCCAGCCCGCGCAACATTTATCAGGCGGGCTGCATGAGGACGCTCTATGACGACGGCTGCAAGGTCAACCGTGAGAAATTCACGGTAAACGGGCGCGTAACCGAAAACAGCCGGACGGGAACCGTGCTGAAGCACAATCTGACGCAGCCTGACGGCTGGTTTTCGCAGGGCGTGATTAAGTTTGCGGGCGGGCGCAACGCGGGTTTGAGCAGGACGGTCAAGGCACACGGCGGCAACACGTTCGAACTTGCCCTTCGCCTGCCCTACCCGCCGCAGGCGGGCGATGCGTTCAAGGTTTATCCGGGCTGCGACAAGCGGCGCGATACCTGCAAGGATAAGTTTGACAATATCGTGCATTTTCGCGGCTTCCCGTTCATCCCTTCGGCAGATACGGTGGTGTGATATGCCGTCCGAAACGGATTTGAGGGCGCGGATCGTCGAAGAGGCGCGGTCGTGGCTTGGCACGCCGTACCATCATCATGCAATGGTCAAGGGCGCGGGTGTTGATTGCGCGATGCTCCTGGTCGCCGTCTACGGGGCGGTCGGACTGCTTCCCGAAGGGTTCGACCCGCGCCCTTACCCTCAAGATTGGCATCTGCACCGCGATTGCGAGCGTTATTTGGGGTTCGTCACGCAATTTTGCCGTGAAACGGAATCGCCGCAGGCGGGCGACATTGCAGTATGGCGTTTCGGGCGGTCGTTTTCGCACGGCGGCATATTGGCGGGCGGCGGCAAGGTTATTCACAGCTACATCGGGCGCGGCGTGGTGTCGGACGACATCGGCCAAGCCGAACTTATCGGGCGCGGGGTTCGGTTTTTTACATTTTCATTTTGATTTTGCGGCCGTCTGAAAGGACGGGCTTTACGCGGGGGCGAAGGATAAGGAAATGCACTGCCCGAGTCCGGCATTGATGTTTACGAGCGCATCCAATGAAAATTTGTCGATTTTCCCGTTCAGCAGGTCGTTGATGCGCGGCCGGGTCAGGCCGCAATGTTCTGCGGCCTGTTTTTGCGTCCAACCGTTTTCGCGGACGGTATCGGCGATGTGCATCATCAGGCCGGCGCGCAACCGCATATTGGCGGCTTGGGCAGGCGTGTCGCACAGTGCGTCAAATACGGAGGCGAAAGTTTGGCTTTCCATTATTTCTTTTCCCGAATCAATTTGTTGTAACGTTTTTCCGCCGATTCCGAATCGGCGCCCGCGGTTTTCCGGCTTTTCTTGAAGTTGATAACCTGCCGCCTGTTTGGCGTTTTCGGGGAATTGCCGCAGGCAATCCAATGAACCGCCTGAAAAATTTAACGGTTTCATATTTTATATCTGTTTTGATATAAGTAAATTATATCGATTTTGATAATTTTTGCAAGTTTCGAGGTGGTTTTATGGGTGGTAAATCGTCAACCGTTACATCTGCCGAAGAGCGGATTTTATCGTTACAGGTTCAGCGGTCATCACAGGGGCTGACCCTGCCCGTCATCTACGGCAGGACGCGCGTGGCGGGCAATTTGATTTGGTACGGCGATTTCGTCACCATCGAGCATAAAACTACGACGCGCCGGGGCGGCAAGGGCGGCGGCGGTGTGAAACAGGTCGGTATTTCCTATACCTACGAAGCCGCCGTCATGCTTGCTTTGTGCGAGGGCGAGATTCAGGGCGTGGGGCGGGTTTGGCGCGACAAGGAGAAATTCGATTCGCCGGCACAGTTGCGCCTGACGCTTATGCGCGGCGGCGACGAGCAGCCGTTGTGGACGCACCTGCAACAGGCGAAGCACCAAGGCCAAGCCTTGAATTATTCGGGCACGGCTTATTTGTGCAGCCCGAACTACGAACTGACGAAATCGGCGCAGATATATCAGCACAATTTCGAGGTCATCGGGAAATCGGGCTATTCCGGCAACATCCCCGATGCAAACCCGCGCGAAATCGTATTGGATTTGCTGACGAACCAACGCTACGGCTGCGGTTTCCCGTCCCAAAACATCGGCGATACCGACCGGTACAGCAATTATTGCCGCGCCGTCGGGATTTTCCTAAGCCCTGCCTACACGGAACAGGGGGAGGCGCAACGGAATATTTCCGAACTGCTGGAGCAGACCAACAGCGCGGCGGTATTTTCGCAAGGCCGCCTGAAAATCATCCCCTACGGGGACGGCAGCCATTCGGGGAACGGCGCGGTGTACGTTGCCGACAATAAGGCCGCCTACGACCTGACCGATGACGATTTCATCGTTTCGGGCGCGCAAGACCCTGTAAAGGCCGGGCGCAAAACCAATGCCGATGCGTTTAATCAGATTCAGGTCGAGTACCTTGACAGGGACAACGACTACAACGTCGCCATCGCGGAAGCGAAAGACCAGGCGAATATCGAGCAGTACGGATTGCGCCCGAAAGACGCGGTCAAGATGCACGGCATTTGCGATGCGAAGGTGGCGCAAAAAGTGGCGCAACAACTGCTGCAACGCGCCCTGTACGTGCGCAACGAATATGAGTTTAAGCTGGGTTGGAAATACTGCCTGCTTGAGCCGATGGACATCGTAACCCTGACCGACGCGGGGCTCGGCCTGAATAAAACGCCCGTCCGCATTACGGAAATCGAAGAAGACGGAGAAGGGGTTTTATCCGTCAAGGCCGAAGACTGCCCGGCCGGTGTTTATACCGTGTCGGAATATCCGACGCAGCCGTCTTCGGGTTATTCGGCCGACTACAACGTTTCGCCGGGCAACGCCCATGTGCCGGTAATTTTCGAAGCGCCGTTGCAACTGACGGGCGGCGAACCGCAAATCTGGCTGGCAACCGCCGGGGGCGGTATGTGGGGCGGCGCCGAAGTGTGGGTATCGGCGGACGGCGACAGCTACACCCGCGTCGGCGCGGTCAACCGCAAGGCGCGTTTCGGCGCGCTGACCGCCGATTTGCCCGACGGCGCGGTTTTCGACCGCACAAATACGTTGGGCGTGGAAATTTCGGCGGGGCAGCTGACGGGCGGCACGGAGCAGGACAGCCGCGATTTGCTGACATTGTGCTACGTCGACGGCGAATTTCTGGCATACGCCGACGCCGAACTGAAGGGCGTGGGACGCTACACATTGGGCAACCTGACGCGCGGCGCGTACGGCTCCGCCGTCAACGCACACGCGGCGGGCAGCCGGTTTGCGCGCATCGACGAAGCATTGTTCAAATACGCCGTTGCGCGCAACTGGATTGGCCGCACGGTTTGGGTCAAACTGGTTTCGTACAACGTTTTCGGCGGCGGCATTCAGGATTTGGCGGAAGTGCCGGCGTATTCCTACACCATCGAAGGCGCGCCGCTCGGTCAAATCCAAAACCTGCGCCTGACATCATCGTGGGCATACGGCAAAGAAGCCGTCATCGCTTGGGATAAATTGGACGGCGCGGATACCTACGACGTGGAAATCTACGCAGGCGGCAGCCGACGCCGTCTGCGTGCGGTTGACGGCATCGTTGACAACAGCTACACCTACACTCAGGCGGATATGAAGGCGGACGGCGGCCAGGTACGCGGTATTGTCTTCAAGGTTCGCGGGCGTGCCGTTACCGGTAAAACGGGCAATTGGGCGCAAATCGCGGCGCAAAATCCGCAATTGCAGGCATTGCAGGGCATCTCTATCGACAGCGGCCTGCGCCAGGCGTTTTTTACCTGCCAAAAACCTGACGAAGAAGACTTTGCAGGGATTATCGTTTGGGTTTGCGAAAACGCAGCCTGCCCGGCCGCGGACGCAAACAAAGCCTATGACGGCGCGGAAACGTTTATAACCATCGCCAAATGCGGCGGCAAACCGCTGGAGAAAGGAAAGACCTATTACTTGAGGGCGGCGGGTTACGACAGTTTCGGCAAAGATAACCTGAAAATCAGCGGCAGCATATCGTTTACCGTTTACGACGTATCGGCAACCGACCTGTCGGAAAGCAGTCTGAATCAGGCTTTGCGCGACAAAATCAACCTGATTGACGGCAACGGCGCGGGCAGCGTCAACGAGCGCGTCGAGGCAGTCCGATCGACGGCGGACGGCAATGCGGCGGCGGTTCAGACACACGCCCGAAGCATCAACGGCTTGGAGGCGCAATACACGGTCAAGGTTGATGCAAACGGCAAAGTGGCGGGCTTCGGCTTGGCGACTACGCCGAAAAACGGCACGCCCGAAAGCAAGTTTATCGTGAATGCCGACCGCTTCGGCATCGGTGCGGCCGGGAAGGCGGATGTGTTCCCGTTCGTGGTGGACACGCAGAAAAACCGCGTGGGCATCAACGGCGAATTGGTGGTCAACGGCAAGGCGGTTGTCGATAAGTTGAACGCCGGGGATATCCACGGCGGCAAAATCGCGGCGGACACGCTGGACGCAAACCGCCTGAAAGCCGGAAGCGTTACGGCGCGGGAAATCGGGGCTGCCGCCGTTACCGCCGATAAAATCGGGGCAAACGCGGTGACTGCCGATAAGATTCAGGTTGCCGATTTGAGCGCGGTATCTTCCAATCTCGGAAGCATCACGGGCGGCAGCCTGAATATCGGCGGGGGTAATTTTACGGTGTCTTCAGACGGCATCCTGACGGCCGACAATGCGGTAATACGCGGACGGATTGAGGCCGATTCGGGTTATTTCAACGGCACGGTCAGGGCTTCGTCCGTCGAGGGCGACGTGTTGAGGGCGCACAGGCTGCGTTGGACGGAGGGTAACGTTTGGGTGTTGGATTTGGATAAAGACCCGCTGCCGAGGGTTTTGATTCCGAATTTTTATGTGGTTTCGGAAACGTTCGGCAACAACAGGGTGCAGGCAAAGCTGCTGTTGAACGGGGGTGTGCTTGCGCCGAGGGAAGTCAGGGAAACCGAGAACTATACCAATTATATTTGGCGCGGCCGAACTTTCGGGAGGTACGAAGACCTGCCCCCCCCGGGCAAGGGGGGGCGGGGATTATACCGAACAATCCGGCTCAAGGTACAGAACCCGCCTCGAGTACCAGATCCAAGTCATCCCCGCGGGCAAACCCGTCAGCCTGAAGTTGTCGCTCGCTTCCCACGAATCGGTGTTTTCGCCGTTCGTGTCGGTTTCGTATTTGGCGCAATCCGACTACGAATACAAGCAGCTGCTCGGGAGGATGGTTTGGCGCACCTTTGCGGAAAGTTTCCGGTACGACAGTAAGAAGCAGGTTTATTTGGGCGGCGACCGGCGTGTACACGATTACCAAAATCAGATGTATAAACATTGGAATGCTTACGGCGGGCTGCTTCAGTTGCCGGACGATATCTACGGCATATCGTTCGAGTACCGGCCTTTTACCAATGCCGACTGGAGTACGATGCTTGCGTTCGACAGGTCGGATAAGTTTGTAGTGGTTAAGAAATACCGGGGTCATGCGCCCCAACAGTATTCTCTGTTTCAGGAGGAGTTTAATACTGCCGTTCCGAAATCCAACCTGCTGTTTTTTGTGGAACACTGGTGGCAGTATATCGAGCTGCGCAATATCAGGGTGCTGATTCCGGAATCGCGCGAAAACGAGGTTTGGCCCTCCGTCTGACGCCCCCGTATGCCGGCTCTGCGGTTTTTCCTGTTTTGTCCGGGCAATGCCCTCTGAAGACCTCGGACGGCATTTTCGTTCCCGCCCCTAGCGGGCTTTTGGAGATTTGAAATGATTGAAGATAAAAAGATTGTTGCCTTGAATTTTGCAGTCGAGGACGGTATGACCGGCGCGAGTGCGGCCTACCACGTCGTCGAACATATCGGCGCGGATTACCGCAACGGTTATGTTACGGCGACGTTGAACGGCTATGTGTCGGAAAATGCGTTTAAATCGGGCAAACGCTACCTGTTGGCGCGCACATTGGATTTTCAGGAAACGGACATAACCGCGCCCGACCCCGGTTGGGTGTACCGCAAGGCGTTGGAAGGTGCGGCGGGCATCCCCAAAGACGCGCAACCGGTTTACGCGGAATAAGTTTTCAGACGGCGTCGGACACTGCGGGGCTTCGGCTTCGCGGTGTTTTGCCGGGGGGTGTGTGACGGGTATGTTGAGGGTTTTGTTGAATCGGCGGTTTTTGCCCGCCGGGTTTCAGGCGTGGTTGTTCGGCACGGCGACGCGGGTGCTGGAGGCGGTCAGCGGTTTGGGCTTGTCGGGTTACGCGGCGGTGTTCGCGCTTGCGCCCGACGAGATTTACGCGTGGCGGATTTATTACAAATTCCAGGATATTCCGGAGGCGTGGACGGTGGGGGTGCTGGCGGCGGCGGGGCTGCTTCAGACGGCATTGCTGTTTGCGCGGGGCGTGAGGGCTTGTGTGGCTTCGGCCTACCTGCTTTTGTTTTCGGGCTTTGTGTGGTTTTTGGTTTCGGTGGCGTTTTGGGGGGCGTACCCGCCTTTGAACACGGGTATGGTCGTTCCGCCGCTGTTGGCGTTTTTCTGCGCGCTGGCGGGGAATAATGCGTTGAGGTTTTTGTTTTCGGCGCAAAAGTCGCGGGGTTTGGCGGATGAGGGGTCGTGAATGGGGTTTTTGCAGTTCGGACTGCTGTTTGCGGCGGCCGGCGGCGTGCTGGGCGCGGTGTGGGCAAGCCTTCAGGAACGCGGCCGCCCCGTGCAGGCTGTGCTGGAGGCTTTTATTTCTGCAATCGCGGCGGCGGCCGCGGCGGAGCGGTTCGTGCCGCTGGATCAGGCGTGGACGTGCGCGGCGGCGGGGGTGTTCGCGGGGATGATGACGGGGCACGCGCTCGATACGGTGCGCGCGCTCGCGCCCAAGGTGTTGCGCGGTTATCTGGGCGGCTTGGCGGAAAAGCTTACGGGTGTGAAAGACGGAGGGTCTTCGGATGGAAAAGATTGATTTCGAGCGGTATCGCGGCGCGTGAAGACGCTGTGTTCCGGGCGCGTCCGGCTGACGCACGACATTACGCGCGGGGTGTGAACGGCGAAACGCCGCGAGGGGCGGAATCCTTGCGGCGTTTCTTAACCTAATCCTTGTTAAGGAAGGAATAGCTATAGGCGGAGTATACCAAAATTTTGAGGGAGTTGCGAAGTATGTTGCTCTTGTTGGAGAAATATCGGTCGGTGCGCCTGTTTTTGCGGGCGGTTTTGGGCGCCGCGCCTTTGACGGCGTTGATTTGGAAGCCGGCGGATATTTTGAATGCTTTGAAATAGGGGCGGATATGGAAACGGATGCTTCCCCCTGCGGACAGGCTTCGCACTCTGAAGTCAGTCGAACAGTACTGCGCCGATGCGTGCCAATACGTCTTCAATCACGTAATCGGGGACGGTTTCGCGGAAGGCGGCGCGGCGGATTTTCCAATCCAATGCCTTCATCCGGTGGCAGTGGACATTGCCTTGTGTTGCCGTTCCCGCGCCGAGCAGTGTGGAAATCATACCGCCGCTTCTTGCCGCCGCCGCCCTGCCTTGTGAAATCGGGCAGGCGTAAACCAAGCCGGTTGCGCGGTTGTAAGCTCTGGGCGACAGGGCTATGGCGTAATGGCCGCCTTTCATTTCCGTACCGGCGGCGGGGTCGAAGGCAAGATGGAAAATGTCGCCTCGCTCGGGAATATACATCAAACGCCCTCCTGTCCGACATCGGGCATTTCTTCCCAGCCTTCCGCGCGCGGCGGGGCGGCTTCCGTTTCCGCCAAAAGGTCGGACAGGCGGTAGCGTTTGACGGGGCGGATGAGCAGCTCGCCGTTGCGGATTTCTGTTTCCAGCGCGTCGCCGATTTTGGCGTTGAGGGCGGTCAGGAGGCGGGCGGGCAGACGGACTGCCGCGCTGTTGCCCCATTTTTGCAGTCGCAACATGGTTTTGCTTTCGTGTTGTAGATACGTTGTCGATACATTATGCCGCCTGAAACGGATTTTGCCAAGCGGCGGCGTGTAACAGGAGTGGAGATGGAAACGGAACGTGTGAAACCGGATGTATCGGTGTTGCGGAAACCTGCAATCAAAGGCTTGGCCGGGGTGTAAACCGAAAGTTTACATCTCGTCTTTTATCGGAAGGAAAAGAAATGAAAGAATTGAAATGGATTGAAGAAGCCCGTAAATACCTTGGCGCTCACGAAAAAGTGAATGGCAAGTCAAACCCTGTGCTTTTAGCGATGCTGCAAGAAATGGGAAATTTTAATCAGGAGCAGAAAGCGTGGTGGAAAGAAACAGATACGCCGTGGTGCGGCCTGTTTGTCGGATACTGCCTGGGCAAAGCGGGACGCGCGGTCATCAGGGACTGGTATCGCGCCAAAGCCTGGTCAATGTCGGGTTTGACGAAACTCGAAGCCCCCGCATAC